TGGATTTGCTTTCCGTTCTGTTTATTACGAAAAGGGCAACAGCCGAAGCGATGATTACCTATCTGTGAAGGGTTATCATGAGTTTCCGGTGCACGCTCCTCGTTGGGACACAAAGCCGGGTGATACCTATGGTATTTCACCTGGTATGGATGCTCTGGGCGATGCGTTTGCCCTTCAGGTGCAGGAAAAAGAAAAAGGTAAGGCTGTCGCGAAAATGGTAGCGCCGCCAACAACTGCACCAAGCGCTCTGAAGAACACACAGCTTTCATTGTTGCCCGGCGCCAACAACTTCACGGATGACCCGAACAATGTATTCCGTGCTATTTATCAGATTGACCCACGGGTTGCCGAGCTTTCTGAAGATATTAGGCGCACTGAGGATCGTATTAATCGTGCATTTTTTGTGGATATGTTCTTGATGATACAAAATGACCAGCGCATGCAGCGTGCTACAGCAACTGAGATTGCTGAAAAGCATGAAGAGAAGTTGTTGCAGCTTGGTCCGGTTCTTGAGAATTTGAATGATGAGTTGCTTGACCCATTGATTGACCGCACGTTTAATATGCTTGTTCGTGCATCTGAGCCGGGCTGGAAGGGCTTGACTGATAAGATGGTTATACCACCACCTCCTCCTGAGCTCGAGAACAAGGAGCTGCGTGTGGAATATACGTCTATTCTGGCTCAGGCACAGAAGATGGTCGCCACATCTGCTATCGAGCGATGGGTTGGTTTCGTTGGTAACATGGCCGCTATACCGGGCAACGAGTCGGTCACTGATAAAATCAACGGAGACGAGATTGCCGATATCATGGCGAAGGATCTCGGTGTTCCAAATAAAGCTGTGTTCACAGATGATGAAGTCGGTGAGATACGTGAAGCAAGGGTTGAGGAGCAAGCCGCAATGGAAAGGCAGGCTATGGCCGCGCAGGCTATTGACAGCGCTAAAACCCTGAGCGAAACTGAAACAACTGGTAATTCTGTATTAGCAGATATTGTAGGTCAAAATGCTTGAAGAAGATAATCAACAGAATATTGCAAGAATGACGCCGACACAATTACGCCAACGTCGTCTTGATGATATGCGCGATGTTCTGAGGACCGATCAGGGCAAGCGCGTCATCTGGGATATTCTTGAGCAAACAGGTTTAATGTCCAGTGTCCCGTTCAGTGATTTGGCTCAGTTGAGCCGTGCTGAAGGTAAGCGGGATTTGGGCGTTAATATACACGATTGGGTGATGCAAGCGGCGCCCGGTACGTTTTTGAAAATGCTTGAAAACCGCGCACAGGAAATGGAGAAAAACTAATGTCTATATATGATTTATTGAATGGTACAGCAATGAGAATGTGTATGAACGAGGCCGGTGAATCCGGTGGTTCATCTGGTGATGGTGGTGGGGCTGATGCTTCTGCCGCTGATGCCGGTGCTGATACAGGCGGCGATGACGCTGCTACAAAGAATTCCCCTGATGAGGGATCTGACGGCAATGGCACAGCCGAAGGTGATGAAGGGGATGATAACGCCGACAACGACAAAACCAAGGAAAATTCGGACACTGACGATGAAAAAGGCGAAGGTGACGATGATGGTGATGAAGATGACGGCACTGAGCCAATAACCGTTGATGACTTCGAGTTGCCTGAAGGCGTCGAGGTTGACGAGGAAATGATGAAGCCTTTTTTGGAAATCGTTAATAATAACGAGCTTTCAGACAAAGAGCGTTCACAGGAGCTTGTTAATCTATACGCCACAAAGCAACAAGAGGCCGTTGAGGCTCAATACCAGTCATGGGAAGATACCCGGAACAGCTGGAAAACCGAAGCCAAGGCCGATAAAGAGATTGGTGGTGCAGCGTTTGATGAGAACCTTGCGCACGCTCAAAAGGCATTGGCTAGATACGGGTCTAAAGAACTCCAAGAGTTCGGTGATCAGTATGGTTGGGCAGACCATCCGGAATATCTGCGCATGTTGGTGCGTGTCGGAAAAACCTTGAGTGAGGACAATTCTGCTGGAAATTCCGGTAGAGGCGGAGACGCTCAAACTTCAATCGAAAACCGTTGGTATGGTACTGACGGTAAAAACTAACCAATATAGAAAGGACATTTAATCATGGCTACTATTGGTAATTCATTCCTTGGTTTGGCTGATATTTATAAAGGCTCTACCAAGAATGGTCAGGTCGCAGATATTATTAATATGCTGCGCCAGACAAACGCAATCTTGGAGGATGCTATTGCACGTGAGTGTAATGAAGGTAAGTGTCATAAACACACTATCCTTTCCGGTCTTCCATCTGTGACTTGGGGTATGCTCTATAAGGGTATTCCTAACAGCAAGGCTCAGCGTACTCAAGTAATTGATACGACTGGTTTTGTTGAGGGTCGCTCTACTGTCGATGCTCGTTTGGCTGAAGTTGAGCTAAACCTTCAGGCATTTCGTCTTCAGGAAGCTCAAAGCTACCTTGAGGCAATGTCTCAAGAAGCTGCTCGTGCAATGTTCTATGAGAACGCAGACACAAATCCTGAGAAGATTACTGGTCTTTCACCACGCTTCTCTGATTTAAGTGCTGAGACTGGTTCTCAAATCATTGACGCTGGTGGTACAGGTTCAGACAACACATCTGTGTGGTTTGTAACTTGGGGCACAGACTCTGTACAACTGCTTTACCCACAAGGTTCCAGCGCTGGTATTATGCGTGAAGACCACGGTAAACAGCGTGTGCTGGACGAAGATGGTAATGCGTACTACGCTCTTGAAGAAACTTTCCGCTGGCACTTAGGTGTTGCGGTTCGTGACTGGAGAAAAGTTGTCCGTATTGCAAACATCGATGTTTCTGCTCTTGAAGCGGATCCAAACGACATTGATGGTAACGGTAACGGCATCTACCACTTCATGCGTAAAGCCTACTACCAAGTGCACGGCATCCGTACTCTGGATAACGGTGCAAATGGTGTTGGTGCCGGCATGGACGGTAACTTCGGTATGGGTCGTACATCCATCTATATGAACAAAAACGTTCTTGAAGCTCTTGATGGCGCAAGCGTCAACAGTGGTTCAACTGACAACTTTGTTCGTCTCACACCTCGTGAGGTAGAAGGAAAAGAGGTTCTGACTTATCGTGGCATGCCACTTCGTCAGGTTGATCAGATCGTCAATAGCGAGGCTCGTGTCACCTAATTGTGGCGCAAGCTTCTGGTCTTGACTTTTAACATATAGACATAAAGGAGATTAAAATTATGGCTATTTTTTCTAAAGAAGAACTGTACTCTGACGATCAGGCGATTACAGCTACCGCTGCATCAACGAACGTCATTGACCACGGTGCCCCAGGAACATGGGTACACTCTACCGTCGCTCTAGTTGACGAAAAGGGTACATCTTATATTCCTTTGGCAATCCAGGTTACAGAGGACTTTGACAACTTAACAAGCTTAAAGATTGCTCTTGAAACAGACGACAACGCTGCATTCTCTTCAGCGACTGAAGTTTACTCAGAAACAATCTTGCTTGCTGATTTGGTTGCAGGGAAGAAATCCGCTGTGCGGAAGATTCCTTACAACACAGATGAGCAATACACTCGCTTGTATTACACTGTGACAGGTTCTGCGCCTACACAGGGTAAAATCACAGCCGGTATTGCTAAGCTTGAAAGCACGTTCGGTAGTCGATAAGGAACACACCGGCTCGGCAAATTAGTCGGGCCGGTTTTCTTAAAACAAAGCTAATGAATAAGGAGATTTAATCATGGCTTCATTTACAGGCGTTGGCGACAACGTGACATTGAGTGTTCCTAAGCCGGGTGAGAATATTCTCATTTCGATTTCTGGAACATACAATATGGTTATCGAGCTACAACAAGATGTTGGTGATGGTAACTATAAAACACTTCGTAGCTACAGCACCGAAGACGCTACTGTTGCGGATTACTACACTTCACAACGGTTTGACGAAAAGCTTCGTTTGATTGTTGTTACTGATACAAGTGGTACGGCCACAGCTACTTTGACTGATGACAGTGATTTGCTTCTTGAGTCTGGTGTTGCTGGTGTGTCAAAGGTGTATCAGTCTGGTGTTCAGCAAAGCAAGCGTACAGTTACATTGACTGAAGCGAGCTACACAGCTGCTGAAATGGCTGAGTATGCAAACTGCCGCATCATCCTTGATCGCGCCGGTGGTATTGATATTACTCTTCCATCTGCTACCGGGTCTTTTGATGAATATGAGTTCATCGTTAAGACAGCAACAACTGACGCTTATCAGCTTGATGCTTTTGCATCACCAACAAGTAGTGACATTAACGGTGTAATCGTTGGTGTTGATGCTTCAGGTGATGAGTTCACATGGGGCGCTGACAGCACTGAAAACGCTGTTATCCTTGGTGGTACGGCTCAAGCAACGGGTGGCTCTGCTACTGATCGTGTTGTATTGACTGACCTTGGCGCTGCTCTTTGGGCGGCTCACGGTACAATCCTGCAAGGTGGTACTGAAGCAACACCGTTTGCAACAAACTCATAAATCTTGGATGAGGCGGCCGTGGTGGTCGCCTCACCTTTAACCCCGCATTAATAAGGAAACAGACAAATGAAAGTAAAAGCATTGACAATTGGGGAACACCCGCAAGGTCGCTGGCGTAAGCCCGGAGAGGTCTTTGACTTCAAAGGTACAGAAAAAGAGCTTGGTAAATGGATGAAGCCCACAGATGAAAAGGCACCGGCCAAGAAGGCTCCTGCTAAGAAAAAAGCTAAAGATGATGATAAGGGTGGTGATAAGGATCCAAAACACCATACTGTTCATAAAGGCTTTGGTAAGTGGGATGTATTCGGTCCTGATGGTGAAGTTGTTGATGGTGGCGACAACCTTGGTAAAGAAGATGCAGCCGAGCTTGTTGAAAAGCTTAACGCTGAATCTGAAGAGTAAATATTATAAGGTGGGGCTTAACGGCCCCGCCCTATATAAAATGAGAGGAATTTAACTATGATCGATATGAAGCGTAAAAAATCTGAGAAAAAAGATATGGAAGTAGCTATGAGTGAGCAGCCTGATTATCCTTATGGTTTATGTCTCAGCCTAGATGAAACATCTCTTGATAAACTTGACCTTGATTTAATGAGCATTGGTTCAGAGGTTAAGTTTACTGCCAAGGCTGTTGTTAAGTCTATTTCTCAACACGATAGTGATGATTATTCTGATAAAAATATGTCTCTTCAAATCACTCATATCGAGATTGATGGTGCACACGATTCTGATACAGCAAAGAGGTTTTATGGTGAAGATAAGGATGGTGAATAATGACAGTCAGTAAAGCCCAGATATGTAATCTTGCCCTAGCTCATATCAATCAAACAGAGACACAAATCTCAAATCTTGATACTGATACGGGGACTGTCGCTATTCAATGTCGTATTCATTATGACATTGCACGTAGGTTTGTTTTAGCAGACCATAATTGGAATTTTGCTAAGAAGCGTTTAGCGCTTACGGATATAGGGTCTCCACCATCGACATGGCAATATAGATATGATTATCCTTCTGATTGTTTAAAGATGCGTGAGATTGAGAGATTGACAAGACAGGATGTCCCTGTTCCTTTTGATATTGAGGATGATGGAACGGATAGTGGTCTATCTATCGTGACTGATGTTGATGAGGCTGTTGGAATTTATACTCGTGACGTTCAAAATGTTTCTTTATTTTCACCGTCTTTCGTAACGGCTTTTAGTTGGTTCTTAGCTAGTGAGCTTGCGCCGGCTCTTACTGGTGATAAGGAACAGCAAGAGGCGTCACTTACTGTTTATCGTAATATGATGATGGCGGCTCAATCAACTGACAGCGATGAAGGTACAAGTGACCCTGAGTTAGACAGCCCTTGGGAAAGAGCTAGAATTAACGGGAGTGAATAAATGCCGTTACCGATACCAACTATATCTTTTGGAGGTGGTGAGTTATCACCCGCTGTTTATTCCCGTATAGATCTCCAAAAGTTCGGATCCGGAACAAGTCGTTTGAGAGATTATTTTGTTCATGCTGAGGGTGGTGTTTCTAACAGGCCGGGCACAGATTATATCAAAGAAACGAAAGATAGTTCTGATACGGCTCGTATGATTGATTTTGAGTTTAACGAAGAGCAATCATACGCCCTTGAGTTCGGCAATGAATATATTAGGTTTTATACAAATGGTGGTGTTGTTGTTGAGAGCACGGTCGCGATAACCGGTGCTACACAAGCAAACCCTGTAGTGATTACCGCAACCGCACACGGTTATTCAAACGGAGATGAGGTTTTTATAGCTAGTGTCGGTGGTATGACCGAATTAAATAGTAAGTTTTATACGGTCGCTAATGTCACTGCCAATACGTTCGAACTATCAGGAGTAGATGGCACTGGATTTACGGCTTATGCCTCTGGCGGAACCGTTGCCCGGGTTTATACACTTGAAACCCCTTATCTTTCCAGTGAGCTTGAATCATTAAAATTCAGACAATCAAATGATGTTTTGTATCTAGGGCATCGGAATCATGAGCCGCGTAAACTGTCACGGATTGATAATGATAATTGGTCTCTTGAAATAATTGACTTCAAGCCTGAGCAGGATTTTCCAACTGCTGTTACAGTAGCGGCTCAAGGTTCTACAGGAAGCACAACCTATCGTTATCGCGTTACAGCCACAAACAATGAAACTGGTGAAGAAAGCCTTGTCGGCACTGGTAATACAGCTACCATAACCGGTGCTACACAAGCTGATCCTGTTGTGATAACGGCGACTGCCCATGGTTTTTCTGATGGTGATGAGGTTGATATTGATGGTGTGGTAGGAATGACAGAGTTGAACGGTCGTCGTTTTATAATTGCTAACACCACAGCAAACACCTTGGAGCTTGTTGATGAGGATGGTACGGGACATACAGCATACAGTTCAGGCGGAACGGCCGCACAGACGTTTGGTATTGTAACAAATGGTAACGCAACGTTATCTAGCACAAACTTCAACAGAATAACTTGGACGGCGCCAGCAGGCGATATTGATGTTTATAGTATTTATAAAGAGGAGAACGGTCTTTATGGATTTATAGGCTCTGTTGATGTTGATGCCACATTGCAGTTTGATGATAAGAATATTGAGCCTGATTTTGAAGACACAGCACCAAAACTTCGCCAGCCATTTAGTGTTTCTGGTGATTATCCTGAAGCTGTAGGCTTGCATGAACAACGATCTGTTTGGGGTAACACTGATAACAGTCCATTGAATGTGTTCTTGTCGCAAACGTCACAGTTTGAAAACATGAACGTATCAAGCCCGACAAAGGCAACTGATGCAATCACACTTCGTTTGGTTACCGGCCGCGGTAATGAAATACGCCACTTCCGTTCATTCCGTGAGCTTTTGTTTGTGTTTACGTCTGGAGCTGTTTGGACGTTAGGACCTGGCGGAAATGCTGATGGCATTACGCCTGATTCCAAACAGCTTAAGGTTCAGGAATATCTTGGTTCTACAAACGTACCGCCGATGACAATCAAAACCAATATGCTTATGGTATCTGGTAAAGCAAACCAAGGTTTTGAAATTCATTCTATTGGTGAGGATATCAACAGTGGGGTTGCTGGAAACTATGTTGGGTCTGATTTAACGGTGCTGTCTCGCCATCTGTTTGAGGGTTACACAATCAAGGAGTGGTGCTATATCGAGCGGCCGTTCCGCCTTATTCTTTGTGTGCGCAGCGATGGTAAGATAATCTGTATGACGTATCTGAATGAACATCAAATATACGCTTATTCTATATGGTCAACAGATGGTGAGTTTGAAAGCGTGTGCTCTGTTCCTGAAGGACAAGAGGATGCGGCCTATTTCGTTGTTAAGCGTACAATCAATGGCCAAACGGTTCGTAACGTTGAGCGTCTTCACAGCCGCAAGTTTGATGTGATCGAGGATGCTTTCTTTGTTGATAGCGGATTGACGTTTGATGGCACTGATGCGAAGACAATAACAGGAGCAACTCAGGCCGATCCTGTGGTTGTAACCTCTACGGCTCATGGATATTCAAATGGTGACAATGTGCGTATTGCCGATGTTGTTGGTATGACAGAGCTTAACAACAATGAATATGAAATAGCCAATGTTACCGCGAACACGTTTGAATTGCTTGGTGTCGATGGCACTGGATTTACTGCATATTCTTCTGGTGGTGAGGCTCAAAAAACATATACAAGCGTTTCAGGACTTGACCACTTGGAGGGTGAAACTGTTATAGCACTTGCGGACGGAAATCTTACAGAGGGTCTTACTGTTACAAACGGTTCCGTAACTTTATCTAATAGCTTTATTAAGGCTCATGTTGGCCTGTCTTATACGCCATTAATTGAGAGTTTACCAATTAATGCGGCCTCTCAAACCATATCGAAACGCAAAACGGTTAAGGCTATCATTATGCGTGTTCTTAGCACTCGTGGTATTTTCGCCGGCACAAAAGAGGATAACCTTAATGAATACCCAACGCGCTCTACTGAGCTTTGGGGGGATCCTGCAAGCGCTATATCGAGTATTGTTCGTATTCCTGTCTCTGATGATGCTCGCCGGGATTCAAGCGTTATTGTGACGGCCAATCCCGGATTACCTCAAACAATTTTATCAATGGTGGTGGATGTAAATGTCGGAGGCGGTTAAATATGATATCAGACTGGCTACGATCGAGGACGTTGAGTTTTTGTCCGAAAGACTAAAGCCAATGGATTTAGTGGAGATTGATGCCACAACCGGAAGGTCACCATATCAGGTATTAAAATCTGGTCTTGAAGGTTCTGATAACTGCATGGTTGGTACAGCTGATGGTGTTCCTATATGTATATATGGAGTTCGTAAACCTTCTCATTTGAGTGATTCTGGTGTAATCTGGATGTTGGGGACCGATGATGTTGAAAAGCATTTCATGAAATTCGGTCGAGAGTGCAAGAATGAAGTTAAGCGCATGGTTTCTAATTTACGCATGGTTGAAAATTACTGTCATGCTGATAATAAGAAAACTATAGTATGGCTTAAATGGTTGGGTTTTAAATTTGAAGATCCAGCACCTTATGGAAGGAAAGGTGAAATGTTTCGTAGATTTTATTTAGGGGAGGATAATTAATGTGTGAGCCAACCACACTCGCTGCTCTTGGTATGAGCGCTAAGGCAGCAGCTACAGTCGCTACAGTAACTCAGGTTGCTGGCTTGGCTATGTCTGTGTATGGGGCATATAATCAATCAAGAGCGCAACAAGATGATGCGGAATACCAAGCGGCGGTAAGTAGAAATAATAAGATTATATCTGACAGAAACGCCAAGGAAATTGAAGATCAGGGCAGGCTTGAGGCAAATCGTTATCGTGCTCGTGTAAGACAGCTTGAGGCTGATCAAGTTGTTGGATTAGCTGGTCAGGGTGTCGATGTAACTGAAGGTACAAGCATTGATTTACTGGCTGATACTGGTGAGCTCGGAGAGCTTGACGCGCAAATTATAGAATCCAATGCCGGTCGTGAGGCATATAATGCAAGGGTTCAGGGTATGAATTATGAGGCCCAAGCCGGATTATATCAATCAAGGGCAGATGCTCAGTCTCCTTTGTTTAGCGCTGGGACAACTTTGCTATCCGGGGCTGGCCAGGTCGCCGATAGGTGGAACTCAACAAGAAGTGCCGGTGGGGGAAGTATTCCTATACCCGGAAGAAAACCAAAAAGGACAAGTTAATGGTAACAGTACCTTCAGCTTCTGATAGGCTTGGACAACAACGCTATACAGGTGTCGGCTCAACGCCGACGCAAAGTTTCAGGACGGATGCTGACATGTTTGGTGCGGCCGCTGGTCGTCGTCAATCTCAAGCTGGTCAACAATTAACTGAAATTGCTGATAAGATGATAAAGGCCGAAGATGAGCGCGCCTCTATGGAGATTGAAAATGCTATTCGTGATTGGAGTCATGAAGCTCTTCAGGGTCAGAATGGTGTTTATAACAGGCGTGGTGGTAATGCTATTGGTTCGGCGAAGACTGTTGCTGAGGGTTATTCAAAGTTTTCGGCTGA